ATCCCCGTAATATGTCGCAACACTTTCTTTACCATACTTCTCTCCTAACGTTCTTTCTATCTCTTGTATGTCATAACGGTACACGGCCCAGATAATAACCTTACCATCTGTCTCCTCAAGCACCTCAAGTAATTCTTTTATGCGGTTGCTCTTGATTGATTTGACTTCACCATCATCAGTTTTGACATGACCACAAATTATTTGATGTAATCGTATCATTTGTGTCAAAACAGAGGCTGCCGTCATCACATTTTCCTCAAAGAACGTTATTGCCGCTTTTTTCATCTCTGTGTAAGCTTTTACCTGTTCGCTGGTCAATGACACAGACCGCTTCGTATAAACCTTCTCAGGTAGGTCTAAACAGTCACTTTTTAAGACACGAGTCGAAAAATTTTTTATTTTTTCCTGTAATTCGTCTAATCGTTGGTATTTAACAATGTGTTGAAAAGAATGTGTGCCGACACTGCGTTGAACGACAACAGCATACCTTGCACGGAAGCTGTAGTACGATTGTTGGTCCAACAACCACGGATCAAGGAACTGAACTTGCGAAAACAAATCAAGTGGTGACTTGGTAACAGGTGAACCTGTCATGATACGTCTGTACTTTGCATGCTTTGCTAATTTTAAAATGTTTTTTGTACGTGCTGCCGAATGATTTTTTATTGTAGTTGATTCGTCTACACAAACTAATGTTTGATTCTTTAATAAAAACTTATACGCAAAGTCATAACCACGCTTGGTAGACAATGCTTCGATGTTCATAATAAAAACGGTTAGGTCATCAGTGATCACGGACAACTGCTCAAGCTCTGTCTTCTCTTCTTTCTTAGGAGAGGCAGACCATACAGCTACTCGGTAATTAATATGATCGGATAGATGTATACCTAATTCATTACGCCAGTTACGTTTGATACCATTTGGTACAATGATTAAAGCTGAGTTTATTTTGCCTTTGTCAAACAAAATAGCGATGTTATCAATGCATACTTTAGTCTTACCAGTACCCATTTCCATAAATAATGCCCACACTTCTTTGTTCCAACTAGCTGACAATGCGTCTAATTGATGTTGAAAAGGCTTCGTTTTAAATCTATAATCCATAATAACTTTCTAAAAGAGCAATATAATACTTGCTTAAATAAATTACAAGAGATAAAGGAGAAATTAGAAAGATGGAATTTAAAAAAGAAAAACAGGATAAAAAACCTACTGTATTTTTAGTACAGGAAAATCCATATATAAATGTGTTAAGCGCACAGGAATATGGAGATATTGTTTTATTGTTTGAAAGTGGTCAACAAATTATGTTTAGTCCACAGCCTGCGATAAAAAAACTTCGCAGAAAACTCAAAGATTTCGATGATAATGACTATCTTTTAATGATGGGTGATCCAGCAGCAATGGGTATTGCATGTTGTATTGCTTCTGATATGAATAGAGGTAGATTTAAAATACTTAAATGGGATAAGATTCAAAAAAAATATTATTCTGTTAGTATTAACATTAATGAGAAAGGCGAAATAGATGAGCAAGATAAACTTTGAAGGCGACGCAGTAGCTAATATAGAACAAACAGGTTTAGAATCTGTAGCAGAATTACTTAGAGAACAGCTACGTTTAGAGAGTGTCATAGCAGACACGGAAGAACAATTAAAAGGTTACAAAGAACATTTACGCAAATTATCTGGTGAAACAATACCAGAGAAAATGGCTGAACTAGGCATGACATCTACAGAGATGTATGACGGATCAAAGGTACAAGTAGTAGAAGACATTTATGTATCTATACCTAAAGATCCAAGTAAATCTAAAGCATGTTATGAATGGCTAGAAGACAACGGTTTAGGAGACATTATTAAAAATAGTGTCGGTATAAGTTTCGGTAAGGGTGAGAGCAATATGGCAACACATTTGCAAGAAACCATCAAAGAGATGGGTCTCATACCTGAAGTAAAAGTTTCAGTGCATCCTTCGACACTGAAAGCTACTATTAAAAAGTGGCATGAAGAAGGAAAATCTGTCCCAGACAATACTTTTAGTTTGTTTATCGGACAGAAAACAAAAATAACCAAGAAAAAATAAGGAGTAAATATGGCAAACGCTATAAAGAAAAAAGACGAAAATAACGTAGTTGCTTTCGATCCTAGCATGTTTGAACAAGATGCTAATAAAGGATTGGGCAATCTGGGAATGGACGATCTTGCAATACCTTTTCTTCGTATACTGAGTGATACGTCACCACAGATCAAGAAAAGAGATCCTCTCTACATAGAGGGAGCGGAAAGTGGAATGATCTACAACACGCTAACAAAAGAAATATACGACGGAGAAGAAGGTGTAAGTGTAATACCTTGCGCTTATCAACGTCAGTATATTGAATGGACAGATAGAGGCGAGGGCAGTGGTGCTCCTGTTAATATTTATCCTGCAGAGAGTGATATATTGTCTAAAACTACAAGAGATGAGCAGAGAAAAGATAGATTATCTAATGGTAACTATATTGAAGATACTGCAAATCATTACTGCCTGGTCATTGGCAAGGACGGAACTTCCTCCCAAGTCCTGATTGCAATGAAAAGCACCCAACGTAAGAAATCCAAAAGATGGAACTCTCTTATGTTGGGGCTTAAATTGAAGGGTGCAAATGGATTATTTACACCTCCTTCATATTCTCATGTCTACAAACTGAAAACATTAGCAGAGTCTAATAATTTAGGTGAGTGGTTTGGATGGGATGTATCCAGAGTAGGACCTGTAGAAGACGTTGATACTTATCAAGCTGCAAAAGCTTTTGCTGATAGCGTAGCTAAAGGCGAAGTTAAAGTTAAGCATGAAGATGAGAGCGTTGACAATGGTGAAAAAACACCTTACTAAAAAACTTACAAGGGGCGACCGCCGTTGCCCCTTTAAATATATGAATGAGAAAGATTTATGGACGACCAAAACAAGTTTATTGAAATATTTACAGGCTTAGACCGAGCATACGGTCAGACACAAAGTCGTGAAAAGAATGAATTGGGCAAACTAGAAGGCCGCTCTTGGTTAGTAAAAGAACCAATTACCAGAGATAAATGGATTAATCACTTAGAGGGTAAAGAACCATCTCTTGGTATTATACCGATTGATGATAATAACCAGTGCAAGTGGGGCGCTATCGACATAGATACATACGATGGCTTTGATTATAAAAAACTAATTACAAAAATTGTCGAAAAGAAATTACCACTGGTTGTGTGTAAATCAAAAAGCGGGGGTGCTCATGTATTCTTATTTGTAAGCGAACCAGTGCTTGCCAAGCAAATGCAAATAAAATTAAAAGAGATAGCTGTATTTTTAGGTTATGGTGATTGTGAGATATTTCCAAAGCAAATTGAATTGAACTCAAAAGGTACAGGAAACTTTTTAAATTTGCCGTATAATCACCCAGAGTTTCCCACAAGGTATGCGTTTGATGACGAAGGTAATGCATTGATTGAATTAAGTATGTTCATAAAGCATTATGAAACGAAAGTCTTATCGAATCTCGGCATGGTCGTTATCGACAAACCGATTACCGCAAAAAAGAATGATGATTTTAAAGGCGCTCCTCCGTGTCTTGTTACACTAGCTTCACAAGGCTTTCCTGAAGGCTCACGGAACATGGCTTTGTTTCAGTTAGGAATTTATTTACGTGAAAGATTTCCTGAAAAATTAGAGGAGAAATTAGATTACTACAACTCTAAATATTTTACACCACCTTTGCCAAGCAGAGAAGTGTTAACGATATTTAAACAAGTAGAAGATAAAAAATATTTTTATCGGTGTGAAGAACCAATGTTTAAAACAGTGTGTGAGAAAATTAAATGTCAGTCACAAAAGTTTGGCATTGGTAATTCCGCAACAAATGAGATTAGTGGATTAAAGAAATGGGTATCAGATAATCCTGTGTATGAACTAACACACAATGGTAAGGTTATTATCTTAACAGTGGATCAGTTATCAAGTCATGCTGAATACAGGAAGCAATGTATAGCGCAAGCGAATGAAAGCCCACGGCCCGTGGCTCCTGCCATTTGGGCAGACATGGTGCAAACATTATTGAGCAATATGCAAGAGGATGATTTCATACAATTACCAGGCGAGGTAACAGCAAAGGGTCAATTCTTAAATCAATTACAAATATTTATAGAGAACAACAGAGGTGCAAAGGACAGACAAGACGTACTGCAAGGTATGGTCTTTGAATTAAAAGATTATTTTTTCTTTAAACCTCAAGCATTTAGAGACTTTTTAAAAACAAAAAGATTTACGAAAGCATCTGATTCAGAACAGTATAAAATGTTTGAAGAGTTTAAAGGAACAACTGCTAAGTTAAAAGTAAATAACAACGTAGAGCATTGTTGGAAGATACCAACAACGATATTAGAATCAGAGTATAGACTTAGTAAGAAAGACTTTAGTGAAGAGGAGGCATACTAATGCATAGACATATTGTTATAGGTCCTCCTGGCACAGGCAAGACAACATACTTAAAAAATAAAGTAGAAGAGTTATTAAAAACTGGTGCGTGTACATCTCAACAGATTGGTTATTTTAGTTTTACGGTAAAAGCTGCTGAAGAAATTCGTGACAGAGTTATGTCAAATGAAAAAATGAGTAAAGAACAGGTAAAGATTATGTTTCCATACTTCTCTACGTTACATAGTTTAGCGTACAGACGTCTGCAGCTACAGCAAGCACAGATCATGGATGATAATGATTACGCAGAACTTTCACGCATGACAGGACATGAATATGTAAACAAGATGCGTAAAGGTAATGGTGTAGATATTGCCATGCCAACAGCAAAGAGTGAGTATCAAGATATTATTAATTTAGCATATGCAAAGTATCCTGATGATGAAGATAGGTTGGCTAAAATATTTAGAGAAACAACACTCAATAACTACGGCGCACGGAACATGATAGAGCAGATGGATTTAGACTTGCGTAAGTTTAAAGAAGATAGAGATAAGTATGAGTACGTTGATTACTTTATAAATTTTATAAAAAATAAAAACGCACCGCAGTTAAAATATTTATTTATTGATGAAGCACAGGATCTATCTGCGCAGCAATGGCAAGTGGTTGACATGTTACAAAAAGAATCTGGTGCCATAGAAACATATGTAGCTGGTGATGATGATCAAGCTATCTTTCGTTGGGCAGGTGCAGACATTGAACATTTTATAGCTATGGCTAATAATGATAACAACACGATCATACCTCTTACACAATCATATCGTATACCTGTAAGTGTGCACACTATTGCCACAAAATTAGCACAGTCTATATCGCAAAGAATACCAAAAGAATACAGACCAAGAGATGAAGAAGGAGTTAGAAAAGTCTTAAATATCAGACCTTTAAACAAGGGATTGGTAGAAGGTGAGTGGCTTATTTTATGCCGTACACATGAGATTGTGAAGCAAGTTTCTGAATCTTTAGAAGCATATGGTTGGTTGTATAAACGCTACGGATCATCCGTCATTAGTTTTAAATACATCGAAGCTATCAGAGCATGGACAAAGTTACAACGAGGAGAAGAAGTATCAGGTGTTGAGTGTGATGTTTTATATCATCATATGGATAGCACACGTATTAAAAGAAACTACGGATTGTTTAAAGGACAACATGAAGGTTCTTATAATTTAGAAACATTAATAAAAGATTATGGTCTTCGTGAAGAAGTAAAAATATCAAGCACACGAACAGCTAGTGTCAAAGATATAACTTGGTACGACATGTTAAACGGAAAAGGTTTGCGTAAAAGAATACCTTACCTACGTTCTATCATGCGTTCAGGAAATAAATTAGATGCCGTACCACGTATCGAAGTATCAACCATACACGCAAGTAAAGGTGGGGAAAGAGATAATGTTATGTTGATAACAGATCTATCTTATGGTCCTTACAAATCATCAACAGAAACACAACAAGGCAAAGATGATGAAGCCAGAGTTTTTTATGTTGGTGCAACAAGAGCAAAGAAAGAATTACATATTGTTCATCGAACGGAAGGACAATACGAATATGAACCTATATTTTTTTACGAAAGGAACTGTGCATGATATCGCAGGACATTTTAAAAGAAGCTGAAAAACTTATTGCTGGTGACAGGCAAGAAGACTACGGCGATAAACTCACGAACCACGAAAACATTGCTGATTTTTGGAGTGCTTACTTAGATACAAATGTAACACCCCATGATGTAGCCATATGCATGGCGTTAGTTAAAATAGCACGATTAAAACATGCGCATAAAAGAGATAGCTATGTTGATTTAGCTGCTTACGCTGCCATAGCTGGAGAAATAGATGAAAGAACAACCTAATTGGTTTCCTAAAGTACACCGCATGCCCAGTGAATGGGTTATGCCTGATACCTTCCCTGATCTATCTGGTTACGACGAGATAGCTATTGATTTAGAGACACGCGATCCTGGCATTAAAGATACAGGTCCTGGTTACATACGTAAGAATGGTGAAGTAGTCGGTATTGCTGTCGCTGTAGACGGGTGGAAAGGATACTACCCCATTGCCCACGAAACACCGCCCAACATGGATAAAGAATTAGTTACACGCTGGCTTCGTAAGCAGTGTTCGTACGAGTCTGTCAACTATATATTTCATAATGCGTTCTATGATGTTGGTTGGTTAACGACGATGGATATTGACATCAAAGGAAAAATAATAGACACTCTAATTGCAGCACCACTCGTAGATGAGAATAGGTTCAGATTTGATTTAAACTCATTAGCAAAAGATTATCTACAAGAGTCAAAATCGCAAGCCCAACTTTACGAGGCTGCAAAAATGTGGGGCCTTGATCCGAAAGGTGAAATGTGGAAGCTTCCCGCCTCACATGTTGGAGAATACGCTGAACAGGATGCCGCTGTAACGCTACGCTTATGGCATCACTTACGTTTAAAAATACAAGAACAAAACTTAATTAATATATTTGAATTAGAGACGGATTTATTTCCTGTTTTATTTAAGATGAAACAGAAAGGTGTTAGAGTAGATTTAGATAAAGCGGAGACAATTAAAAATGATTTACAAAAGCAAGAGAATAAACTTCTCGGATCCATTAAAAAACTTTCTGGAGTGGACGTCGAAGTCTGGGCTGCCTCCAGTGTGGCAAAGGCGTTTGATAAACTTTCACTGCCATATGATACTACTCCAACAGGGCAACCAAAGTTTGACAAGAACTTTCTGTCGACACATGATTCCCCTCTCGCTAAGATGGTTGTGGAAGCGCGTGAGATTAACAAAGCAAGAACCACGTTTATTGAGAGTATCACCAAGCATTCGTACCGAGGCAGGATACATGCTGAAATACACCAAATGCGATCCGACCAAGGAGGAACAGTAACAGGTAGGTTCAGTTACAGTAATCCGAATTTACAGCAAATACCAGCACGGCACGGGATTCTCGGACCCCTGATCAGAAGTATCTTTATACCTGAGAAGAATTGTGAGTGGGGTATCTTTGATTACTCGCAACAAGAACCACGGCTCGTGGTGCACTATGCTAGCCTACGTCATTTTACAGGAGCAGATAAATTTGTTGATTCATACAATGAAGATCCAACAACGGACTTTCATAAAATGGTATCAAAGATGGCTGACATACCTCGTAAGCAAGCAAAGACAATTAACTTAGGTTTGTTTTATGGTATGGGCAAAGGTAAGCTGATGTCACAGCTTGGTGTTGATCAAGAAACAGCAAGTGAATTATTAGCCGCTTACAATGAGCGTGTTCCTTTTGTTAAGCAACTGATGAATGATACCATGAACAAGGCAGGCAAGAAAGGCTACTTGTTTACCCATGAGGGTAGGCGTTGTCGGTTTGACTTGTGGGAACCTACGAATGAATGGGGTAAGAAAGCACTGCCCTTGGACCAAGCTCAACGAGAATATGGCGAACATATGATCAAACGTGCGTGGACTTACAAAGCTTTAAATAGATTAATACAGGGCTCTGCGGCTGATCAAACAAAGAAAGCTATGCTAGAACTCTCTAAAGAAGGATATTTGGCACATATACAAGTACATGATGAACTTGACTTTTCTGTTGCAAGCGACGCAGATAAAGCTAAGATTAAAGACATTATGGAAAACTGTGTTGAATTAGCCGTCCCAAGTAAAGTCGACGTTGAATGCGGTGACAACTGGGGCGATGCAGGTGATTAAGATCTGGTTATTAATCTCCATGATCTCTATGCCTGGCATGCCATCCGTTAAACACACGGCTGAACTTTGGTTTGATGAAGCTAAATGTGAAGCAAGACGTGTTATCATGGAAAATGGTATTATTGATATGGCTACAGAACAAGGAATAAATCCTATATATGTTGAAACATGGTGCCTTAAATCAAATATGTTTGTTATTAATAATAGTTGACACTCCCATTAAATTAGATTAAAGAAACAATTAAATGAGAATGGTGCAACATTCTCCGAGTATGGCCGAACAACTGTAACAAGGTAGTAAAGCACACTTAAAGGGAAGTACGGACAAGGGTCTGAGGTAACTGAGGGTGGTACTGAAGTACTAGTTAACATGTACAGATGTTGACTTGTCGGGAAAAGGTTGGGGGTAGTCAAAGAATCCCCCTACTCACTTTTAGAAAGGAAAAAGTATGACTATTGCATCGACTAAAGTTAAAATAAATGATGTGTTAGTAGATTTACCAAATCAAAAAGGAAAAGTATTTCTACAAAAACTCACACAAGAAGGAGAAGGAAAAAGACACTTAGCTAAAGCACTAAAGAAACCATTAAAAAGGAGAAAGAAATGAGACTTAAAAAAGAATATGAGATGACGTTCAAAGAAGGACTTCGTCTTGGGATGCGTTTGACGCAAGCAAAAGCATATATACAAAATGCGCGTGATGCCAAAAGACTTGGTGATGACGCAATGGCAGAACTGTATATGGGTTTTGCCAAAGATTGGAATGACTTGGCTCGCAATGCGGGTAGAAGGTTTACACCAACCGCGGCTCACGAATCCGAACAACCTGCTTTTGATTTTGGTGACGTTGAGATGCAGGAACATTTATCAAAGTTACCACATCAACTAAAGGAGACAGGATGAATATAAAGAAGTTTAAAAGTGTGGCAGTCGCCATTGATACTTACAAACTATTGAAGAAGTTAGCTGCCATCGACGATCGGTCGGCTGGTATGCAGATAACCTACTTGGTAAAACAAGAAGCAAAAAAAAGAAAAATTAAGGAGGCTGCATGACCTATAATAAAATTCATGATAAAATATACGTAACAAATAATTACAATATGTTTTCTTTTAAAGGTGGAAATAGAGATATTTTACGAAATGAAAGACATATTCAGAACTTACAGCAAGAGTTAAAGAGAAAACAACTTTCTTCTATTCCTCTTTCTGTTGAGCATCAAGGTGGTAAATATTATATCAACGAAGGACAAAATAGATTTGAAGCTTTACGAAGAGAAAAACTTCCTATTTATTATGCTATTGAAAGAAAAAAAATTAACATTGATGACATTCGTCGATTAAATAACACACAAAAGTCATGGAATCAAAAGGACTGGGTGGATAGTTATATTCATTCGGAAAAGGAAAACTTTGGGCCCTTCAAGGCTGTTTCACAACCGTACCATATGTACAAACATTTTATGACAAAATATAAAATCACTTCTAATGTTGCTTTATATTTGTTGGCGGGTGAAAATAATAAATCAACCACAAAACGTTTTAGAGATGGTCAATTAAAAATACCTGATTGGAACAAGTCTTGTGAAAAAATTAATTTTTTACAATCTATGGAGATTTTTATTAGTAAAAATTGGAAGCGTTCTTCTTTTGTGACAGCTATAATGTCGGCGTATGATGATTATCGTTTTCGAAAAAAACGATGGATGCGTAAGTTAGAATTAAATAGCAGAAAAATTGTTCTTGCTACTAATGCACTAGATTACATGGACATGATTAATGAGATTTATAATTTCAAAGAAACACAAAAAGTGTATTTTGAATTAAAGAATGCCAAAAATATCAAATCTTCTTTACGAAGAAACGGTCACGACGCTTTTTGGAATAATTAATGAAAACAGAAACCATTATGCCAAGGTTTAGGTCATACCGACCATTTAAACCAAATTGGAAGTATGAAAAGAAGTGTTGTGACGAGTGTAACAAAGAATACCTCACGGATAACATGATGGGTGTTAAAAGAGGTAGTTATATTTTTACTTGGTTGTGTATTCGATGTTACAACTTATCAAAACCATAATAGTTTGTGTCACGATTGTGGCGTGTGTGTGGCTATGGACCTCGCACTCGCCCTTTCGTTTATATGTAAATGATTGTACGAAGAATAGAGTATACAGCACGGAATATTGTATTTGGATGTACATGGAAATGAGAAAGGAAGAATCATGGCTAAGAAAGATCCTCTTAGAACTCGGTTACTAAGGGAGTATGTTAAGATATCAAAGACCGCGCCCCGCGAAGCAAAGACTTGGAAAGAGGTTGCCGCTCGTGTAAGATGGGAGCGTATTAGAAAAATTTTATGGAGGCGTTATGATCATATGCAGTCATTGTAAAGGGAATGGGTATATCAAGCTATCATTCGAAGCAGAACAATCCATTGAGCAGTGTACGGTTTGTCACTCACAAGGGGAAATCGATGAAACTAAGTATTACCACCAGACCTGGACAGAGGGCGCTGAAGATTCCCTCGCGGTGTACTATGGACCGCCCTTGGACCCCGAATCATTCAAAAACTACACGATTTCGGGAGAGTAATCCCGTTGTAGAGGTTAAAAAGGGACAAGAACCACCCTTTTAGTTGCGTAAAACGCAATAATATACTATATTTAGTAGAAATTTTTTTCATAAAGCCCCTGTTAAGAGCAAGCCTCATACGGGGGTTTGAAAGATGCTTATGAGTGATCAAGAGATTTTAAAGCAGCGAGACTTATTAGACACGCTTCTCGCCACACGGACCAGTCAATACGAACGAGTTAAATCCATGAAAGTTATGGATTCTATCTATTTTAAGAAGAAGTTACCAAAGAATGTAATATTATTCCCATTACAAAGGATCAAACGCTATGTACATCACACTTCCAGACAGCCCAGTAAGAAAAATATTTAAGTGCGATAGTTGCGAAAACTACCACATAAAATTCTTCGATCCAAAGCATGATAGGACATATACTCCATCAGAATGGGAGCAAATTGTTACTGAAGGTAAGGAAGCTTTGTATAAAGCATTGCAAGTTGTGCGTGAAGACCCTAAGTTTTTTGCATAAACACCCCTTTCTATAGATGTTTTTACTCAGATAAAGCAACACTCTCTTCTACGCTAGAACACAAGTTACCAAGTTACCAAGTTACAACCCTTATCAGTTACCAAATAAAGGTAACTTAGAGGTAACTTACACATTTATAGAAGTTACCTTTTTTATATTTACAAACATAACTCGCATTGCATGAGATGGTGAAATATTGTATAGTTTCTGGTAAGAAACATCTATTGAACAGGTGCATTATGGAAGAAGAAAATAAAGATATAGTAATACCACAGGCATTTTCAGATGACCTGTTTCACCCAAAGATAACTGGAAAACAACGTAAATTTATATTGTTGCTTGTCCATTCTGAAGGTTTAAAGACTGCCAGGCAGTGTGCTATTGAAGCTGGGTTTGCAGTTGGTTCTGCAGTTGTGCGTGCTTCTGAGCTACAACACCCTGAGAAATATCCTTTGGTTGCAGGTGCTATTGAAGCTGAGAGAAGAGCTATTGCTGAAAGATACAAATGTACTCAGGAAAGATCGTTATCTACATTAGCTCGCATCAGAGACAAAGCGTCTGAGTCAGGGAACTGGAACGCTGCCGTAGCTGCGGAGACCAGGCGTGGTCAGATAGCTGGGTTGTATGTTGATAAGAAAGAAATTCTTACAGGTACGATTGATTCAATGTCAAGAGATGAGGTAGAGCAGAAGATTCAGGACTTGAAGAAGCAGTACAGTATTGAAACTTCGTTTGAAGAAATAAAAGAATTAGAAAATAAGTCTTGACTATAAAATAGCATGGGACTATATATCCCTTAGAAAGAGAGGAAGTATGTTAGTAATAGTTAGACCAGACTTGTATGAGTATACTGCATTACCTATGACGGACGAATTGTTCTGGCGTAGAATAGAGAACTTGAGGCGTGCAGCGCTGACTGCTGAAGATTTTGAGTTTAGGTTGTTGTATTATAATCAAATGCTAGAACTGATGAAGAGGTGTCCATGACAAAAATCCTAATAACATTGTTGATTCTTGTTTCTTTGTATAATTTCAAGATGCTTCTTTTGTTATTTTTTGTTATTTATTTCTTTTTACTGTAGTGAAACCAGAGAGCAAATTTTGGAAACAGGTAAAGGAAAATCTAACAGATATCCATTGGACTAGATTAGAAAACAGGATAGGACAAGGTATACCAGACTGCTACGGGATCTCTGCTGGTATCTCGGTTTGGTTGGAACTTAAAGTAATTCGCAGTAACAAGATTGTTCTGTCGCCTTTTCAAAAATCGTGGAATTTTAGCCATAGTTTACAAGGCGGGAGAAACTTTATTATCGCAACGACCTTCCCTCAAAGCTTACTGTATATCTTTCCAGGAATCGTTGCTCCATCCATTGGCTCCATTGCCCATTGTCCTTCCCCCAATTGGCAGATAAATATGGTGCACGACCCGCATCCCTGGCAGCAGGTACAACGCATCATTCTCCATTCTCCATTGCCCAGCTCACAAGACCAACCACAATAGTTACCAGCTGCACGTGCAGCGTCCCAGCTCAGGATGCAGGTGGCAAACGGATCTCCATTCTCCATTACTGAAGCCAGACTTAGAGGCATAGTATATATACCAGGAGCTGCGTCTGCAGCGGGAAGCTGAGATGGTAGCCGTCTGCATTTCCATCGGCGACCAACGTAGCTTTGGTAAGTATAGTAGTTACAGGACTGGCGTCACCAGCTCTGGCTGAAGCTGGTGTGGTAAATAAAATGCAAATAGCTCTTGACTATCGAATAAGATGGGACTATATACATACCTGTGGCTACCGAATCCGTTTGGAAGTTTCATGAACGGCCACACGAGTCAGGAGCTGAGGAGAACCCACGGGCTTCCATAAGCAGAGCAGTCTGCCAGAAGCCCTGACTCACCTACATTAGAAAGGAACAAGATGACAGAAACTGTAACAGTAATAAAGAAAGAACCCACCTGCGCTGAGCTGGTGGATGAACGGTGGAAAGACAGGCAGGAAGACCTGAAGAACCCTGAGTACGAAGCGCTAGCCTTTGACTACGTAGAACCACATACATTCAACGACCAACCAGAAGGGTACTGGCGTTGGCAGTTTAGCTGGGGCGGGCCCAGCGACGAGCTCCGCGGGTACGTTAACGAGCACAAGGAACTACATCGCTTGGAATACTGGTACCTGGACTGGGGCGACGGTGCGCATGTGCAGGTGGACCAGGATGCAGCTGCCTGGACTCAGATGCAGGAGATGATTGGCTGATGCTGCTGATATTAATCGTACTACTCTCCATACACCACCCCATTCTTGGCGCAGCAGCTCTGGCTGCTTGGATCCTGCTGCGCGGGTAGCTGCCGTGCAGCTCCATCTCCATTCTCCATTGCTACTACCCTAGTGCAAGGTAAGATATATAAGTACACAACGCTGCACCATGCGTGGCACGGAAGTTCCTGTGGAAAAAAAAATAAAAAAAGATTTGACAGGTGTAATAACATGGGATATAAAGGGAGTATTAACTAGAAAGACGAAAGGAAAATAAAATGTCAAAAGCTGTTAATATAATTGAAGTACTAGAGAAGGCACAACAAAGCCCCGCTAGTGTAAGTAAAAGAAATAAACAAGCTATCGTTGACGCGTATGGTCGAGCGTTGACAATGCAGAAAGTTCTGGCAGACTTTATTAAAGTCAACAGACAACTGATGATAGATTTGTCTATGAGTGAAAATGCAAACCTATTACATGGAAGGGATTACTCGCTTCATGTCTCACAGAAACTTGGTGCTAAGATTGACAACCAACTTGTCAAGGAGAAACTCGGCGAGATTGCGTATCATCAATGCAAAGTACCAACGCAGTATAAACAGATACAGGCTATGCCTTTATCCGAAACAACAGTATCAAGAAACAAAAAAGCTACGATAGACGAAGTAGCAGACTTCAGAATTTCCGCTTAGTTCCAATCATGCCTAAGCGGAAAACTAATTGACACTTTAGTTCAGTCGTCAATGTGGGGGCGTACTCGCCCCCTTTTTAACGCCCATTGTCCATTGCCCATTACTCATGCCTCAAGACTAACACTAATATAATAACACCATGCGAAGCACGGGAATTGCTGTGGGGTTGTTGTCAAGTAAAAAGATATACACAAATAAATAAATAAAAGTTTGACTATAAGATTAAATGGGAGTAAGAAGTTAATTAGAAAGGAGAAATCAAAATGCCGAATAATGATGACTACTTATCACGACAATTATCAGCAGTTAATAATGCCTTTGGCGTTCAAGCAGTTGATAATAATAATCAAGTTCAAGCTAACCACATAGACGGACTAGATTATAAGGCTTTATATAAAGTCTTAGAGAGTGAAGTTGAAACTATTATCCTAGACCCTAACGCACCGCAGTACGTTAATGAATGGGGTAATAGAGTTAAACAAAAACTTTTTGAGATAGTTCAACGACAAGCAAACCGATAACCTAATTCCAATTGGATCGGCGAGGGGGCATAAGCCCCCTTTTTTATTTCTAATCACCAGCATCACCAGGAACTCCTGGTGCAGCAGGAGCCTGAAGCAGCCTGGCTTCAGATGGCAGGTGATACCTCAATAACAACATCTAGGTACTTACAAACAATCCAGAACTAGATCTAGTGTCAATAGACACCCCCACACACCCATTTTGCCCGTCGTGTTGTGAACTAACACTAAAGGTAAGGTTTTACACAAACAGAGAGTATGATATAACTTTTTTATGAATAATTCTAAAATCCCAACGGATTTACTAAAGTACGAATTAAGAAATTTACAGATAAAAGTCGCTCAGGAGTCCCGTTCCTCCTATTTAACTTTTGTAAAAAAAGTTTGGCCAGACTTTATTGCAGGTAATCATCACAAAATATTTGCACAAAAACTAGAAGATGTTTCACGTGGAAAGATAAAACGATTAATTGTTAATATGCCACCACGACATACAAAGTCAGAGTTTGCATCTAACCTTTTTCCTGCGTGGATGATGGGTAGGAATCCTAAGCTAAAAATTATACAAACAACTCACACAGCAGAACTATCATATAACTTTGGTAGAAAGGTTCGTAACCTATTTGACCAACAAGAATTTAAAGATGTATTTCCTGACGTAAGTTTATCACAAGATTCTAAAGCAGCAGGTAGATTTACTACTAATAAAGGTGGCGAGTATTTTGCTGCAGGTGTCGGTGGTGCGATAACAGGGCGTGGTGCTGATTTGTTAATCATTGATGATCCACATTCCGAGCAAGATGCACTCAGTCAAACAGCTATGGACAATGCTTATGAATGGTACACGTCAGGACCTAGACAGCGTTTGCAACCTGGCGGTTCGATAGTCGTGGTTATGACAAGATGGTCCACAAAGGATCTTACGGGAAAATTAATTAATGCACAAACTAATGCAAATGCCGATCAGTGGGACGTGGTCGAGTTTCCTGCCATACTGAATGATAAACCCATGTGGCCTGAGTTTTGGAAACTTTCAGAACTAGAAGGGGTTAAAGCATCGCTGTCCGAACAAAAGTGGCAAGCACAATGGCAACAATCGCCAACCTCAGAGGAAGGATCTATAATTAAACGTGAATGGTGGAGAATGTGGCCAAAAGATACATTACCAGATTTAATGCACGTGATACAAAGTTATGACACAGCATTTAGTAAAAGAGAGACCGCAGATTTTAGTGCAATAACAACATGGGGTGTATTTCAGCCCGAGGAAGACGGCCCACCGCACGTGTTGCTTTTAGCAATGCATAAAGGCAGATATGACTTTCCTGAATTAAAAAAGATTGCGTTAGAAGAATATCAATACTGGGAACCCGAAACAATATTGATCGAAGCGAAAGCTTCTGGTATGCCCTTAACACAGGAGCTACGTCAACTAGGAATTCCTGTAGTTACTTATACGCCCAGTAAGGGCAATGATAAGCACGTTCGTGTTAACTCCGTGGCTCCTATTTTTGAATCGGGTCAGGTATGGGCACCCGACGAACGCTGGGCTGAAGAAGTTATTGAAGAATGCGCTGCTTTCCCTTATGGTGATCATGACGATTTAGTCGATTCAACAACACAAGCGTTGTTGCGTTTCAGGCAAGGAAACTTCATCCAATTAGAATCAGACTATCAAGATGATAATTTGGGTATAATTGAACAAAGGCAGTATTACTAATGGATCAATACGAAGACATAGATATTTTTGAAATTGACGAGGCGTTACCCCCATCAAAAGATGTAGTGGATATGGATTCAGGTTTTGACAAATTAGGCAGATTTATGACAACGCCAGGAAATCTTCCCTATCCTGAATTTCTTAGCCCAATGTATAAAGTTATAGCTCAAGGAACCGATAAAGTGTATGATTTTAGTGAACGGCTCAAGGAACTCGGCCCAGTGAACAGACAGATGTTGCCAGGTGGCAACATTATGTACATGATTGGCCAGTATGGTATTGGAGAAAATATTCCAAAAACTTTTGCAAAAGCGGAATTAGGAGAGCCTATTACACCTCTTGAGGGGTTAGAAGCTTTTCTTGTAGCTTTGGATTTAGGAGGTGTATATGCAGGTGGAAAAGTATTAGCTAAAGGAGCGTATAATAATGTTATAAAAATGTTATCGAAAAAAGGTGTGTCAGAAGAAGCTGCCGCTAGTCGTGCAACAAAAGCACTTGTGTCAAATCCTAAATTTATTGATGAGTATGCTGGTGCAAAAAATGTTGAAGAGTTATCTGATGAAGCAAAAGACAAACTTGGCGTAGGAGCTGCTCTTTCTCCTAATGTAAAAACAGGTCAGGACTTATTTGAAGATTTAGGAGGGGAGGTAGATACTGTTACACAAAATTCTTTATTAAATAAATTTAATAAACAAGCACAGCTTGATGAAGTAAAAAAGAAAAGAAAACCTAAAGCGCAAGAGTTTGTTAAGACATTAAACTATGAATATATTTTAAATAATCCTGATCCTTTAAAAAAACAACAGGCTTTAGATGTTTTAGAAAATCATCGAAAAGGTAATTTAAAAAAATTTGAAGCTGAAAAAGAATTAGAAAATATATTTCCTGAAAAAACAGGAATGGTTGGAGATGTTAATTATGCTTTTACTAAACTAAAAGACAACTTTGAAGACGCTAGAAGAAGATCTCCAAAATTTGAAGAAGATATTTTTGATATTTATATTGAACCTAAAGGAGGCAGAAAACCAACAGCAAAAACTGTAAATCTTACAGATAATTTAATTAAAGCAGCTGATGCTGACACATCAGCAGAACCTTATAGTGTGAAATTTTTGAACGCTTATATAAAACAACTTAATCCAAAAACAAAAAAACCTTCAGATACAAGTTATCCTTTTTATAAAAATGCAGCTAATGCCATATTAAAATTTAAAGGTAGAGATGAAGTACTTGATATTCCTTCATCTACAAAAGGGGGTAAAGGTAAAGTATTTGTAAATGAAGATAATACAAGAACAGTAAGAGAGGGAGCAAGAGGAGGAGACAAGACAGCAAAAGAAATGTTTTTAGAAATACCAGATGGAGAACTTGTAACAGGTTATCCTGCTCAGTATATGAAACAAAATATTTCAGACATTTCTGGTCAAAATTACACAAAAGCATTTAATAGTTTAACAAAACAAAATTCATACGTAGCTGATAAAATAACAGACATGCGTCAGTTTTTTGAAGAAGATCTTGGTCAATATCATTTTTATGGTTTAGATCACATTCAACCTTTACGATTTGGTGGTACAAACTCTAATAACAATTTACGTTTTACAATGGAGGGACCTCACAGTGCTGTAGATACTTTAACACCAAATAAAACATTATCTGATATTGATGTAAAAAATAAATCAAAAATGGAAGCAGAAATTCATAGTGTAGGCACTGATATAGTAGATAAGTTATACGAAGCTTCTCGAGTTAATGATCCTATGGTGAAAAACAAACTACAACAAGAAGCACAAGAGTTAAGTAAAAAAATTAAAAATATGACAAATGCTTTTTCTGAAACTTATAAAAAAGTAGATTTTCACATAGGGGAGCCTTATGTTGCTATAAAAACGGGAAACACTGCAAAGTATATTAAATATTCAGATTACATTGGTGCTAACAATGAAACAAAAAGTTTAGTATCGGATTTAATACCTGATCAATTTAACAAACCTAATGCGGGAAAAAGTATAGAAGAACAAGTAGATGAGGTATATACTATTTATGCCGACATGTTTAATCTTGGAGGTCCTATATCAAAAGAGGCTATGCAGCAAATGACAAATTTTAATAAAGGAGGAAGTGTTAAAAATTTTGCTTACGGTGGCGATGTAACCGAGGACCTCGATATTTTTGAAGCGCCAGAAGATTCTTTGCCAGAAGGCTCATATCAAACAGCCAATCTTATGCTACCTTTCTTTAAACTGTTCGGTAAAGCACCACCTCATACAACAGCTCCTATACCTACACCAAAAGAAAAATTATTAAATCCTACAAAAAAACAAAAAGAAAGTTTGGAAACAGAAACTATAAAAAGATCTACTGAAGATATATTTGATCCAACACCAAATGACAGAATAAATATTGAAGAGTCAGTTACTACTACACCAATAACTAAACAACCAATGACATCAGTATTTTATTCTGATGTAGACAGATTGTTATCACGACCTGATACGCCTAAGACTTTTAATTCTAAACAAGAATTTTTTGATTTCTTAAATAAAAATAATATTCGTAAATCAGAATCAATGGATTACCGTATTCCTCAAATACTAAAACTATTTGGAGATACTGATCCCATAGATACTGCCACAATCTTGACACAAGTTAGAACAGCTCCAATTAGCGGTATGCGAGTACACGCAACAGGGCAGGGGTCCGAGATTATTAATCCTAATGGCGCGGTAAATGTGCGTTACTCAGGATACGCGGAACCTGGTTTTATTGAAGGCAGTCAACGAGAAAGAATATTGTACATGAACCGTGATAAGTTACCAGGTGACTCGGGCGATTATCCGCAATCCATGTTTGGTGGAGAACAAGTACATCGTCATGAATTTCAGATACCGAATGAACAAGATACATACATTGTCGGTTGGACGCGGCTCACGGACCGTTTTGGTTTTGTACCACCAAAGGTAGAAGGACCACAAACAAAAATAAATGTAAGTAAACTCACAAAAGAAAAAACGAAAAACGAAAGAAGTTTACAAGGTTTATATGCTGAAGCAAGAAGTAAAATAGAACGACTAGCTAATCAACGAGGAATGAGTCAAGCGGACATTAATGACATAATGATTGATTTTGGTTCTGATCTTCCCAAACTATCTATCATAGCAAAATATGCAGATCAGTTAGATGAGATAAGCCCAGGTTTAGTTAATCAAATGGATGAGCTCGTTGTAAAAAATAGAGAGTTACAAGAACAGATAACCAAAGGGTCGGGCGTTGATCCGAGTGGCGTGGTTCGTGTGACGTATGCCGATGAGATACAATCAGATATTCTACAGGCAGCAGCCATGCGTAAACAACAACTGGCCGCGGCTCTTCGTAAAATACAAGAAGAAGGAAAACAATCAACAAACTTACAGGGTCTTAACCGTGTATCTGAAGCAGCTATTAATTTCTTTGAAGAAAACAAATCAGTCTTTAGACCATTGGAAAAATCGCCTGAAGAAATGAAATTGCTTAATCAACAAATGTTAAGACTAGATGAAGAGGTAGATAACCTTGTTAATAAATATATTGCAACACGTGAGCTTGATGATGCAGAGTTAGCTCAACTTGGAACATTGTTAAATGATAATATTGACAAAATGTTAAATGAAGTAATGACAATTGACGGAGCTACCATGTCAGGATTGTTTCCTGACCTACCATTAAAGAACAGAGAAGAGTGGGCAGATGCTTTAATTAAAAAAGATTTATATGAACTAGCATACAGGAAATATGTGTTAAAAGATCCAGACGCATCAGATTACTATGCCACAGCAACTTCTAATCCTGTTATTGAAAGATATGGTTTTAATGGTAATGCCGCTACACCAAAGGAATTACGTGACATTGATAAACAAGAACGTTTTGACATATTTAAAAGAACAGGGGAGTTTAAAAGTTCTAAATACAAAGGTATCGGAATGGATGAGTTTTACGGAGGACCAAGTGCGGTTGACGAAAAGGGTAAACACTACACCTCTACCATAGAGAAAATTTTAAAAAAGCAGGCGAAAGAAAATAACTCAGAAGTTATTACCATGCCTGTGCAGGTAAAAAAAGGATCGAAAGCACAATACCAAGTTACGGATCAAAATGGGAATATGGTAGCTACCTTGACAAATGAAGATCAAGCTCGAGATCTGATAAGAACAAATCCAAATTACCAAATTAAACCAATTTCTATTCCTGATAAAAAATCAATGGAGCCAGTTTTCGCTATCAAGATTACCGAAGAAATGTTAGAATCATTTGCAACACATAAAGCCAAAGGTGGACTTGTGTCTAATATTGATATATTTGAGGTAGCATAATGGCAGTTGAAAGACCTATAGGAGAACCAAACACAGAAATTGAAGTAGAAGGAGTTACAATTGAAACTCCAGATATGGAAATAGAAGCAGTTGAAATGCAAGAAGATGGGTCTGCTATTATAAATCCTGAACCAGAAATGATGGATGTACAGTTTGATTCAAACTTAGCGGAATATATAGATGACGATGAATTAGGAAAAATTTCAAGTACACTTATTGGTGATTATAAAAATGATAAAACCTCTAGAGAAGATTGGTATGAAGCTTATCGCAAAGGTTTAGATTTACTAGGATTTAAATATCAGGAAAGATCACAACCTTTTCAAGGAGCAAGTGGTGTTACACATCCTTTGTTATCTGAATCCGTTACACAGTTTCAAGCACAAGCATATAAAGAATTACTACCTTCAGGAGGACCTGTCAGAACACAAATTGTAGGAACACCTGACACCGAAAAAGAACAACAAGCTGAGAGAGTTCGTGATTTTATGAACTATCAAATTATGCACGTTATGGAAGAGTTTGATCCTGAACTTGATCAAATGCTTTTTTATCTACCTTTAACAGGTTCAACATTTAAGAAAATTTATTTTGACGGCACATTAGGCAGAGCGGTATCAAAATTTATTCCTGCAGATGATTTAATTGTTCCTTATCTTTCTACAGATTTATTATCAGCAGAAAGAGTTACTCATGTTCTTCGTCGAACAGAAAATGAAATTAAAAAAATGCAAGTCATTGGTATGTACCGTGATATTGATATACAACCTTTTTACGAAGACTCTCGTATTCAAGAAACAAAAAATAGAATAGAGGGAACTCAAAGTACTAATTACAATAACGATACTTATACGTTATTAGAAATTCACTGTGATTTAGATCTACCTGGTTTTGAAAATCAAGATGGAATAAAACTTCCATATATTATTACAATTGATGAAGGATCAGGAAAGGTTTTATCTATTTACAGAAACTACGCGGAAGATGATGCTTTTTATAAAAAGAAACAATATTTTGTTCACTATAAGTTTTTACCTGGTCTTGGTTTTTATGGCTTTGGTCTTATTCACATGCTCGGGGGTCTCTCCCGAACTGCAACGTCAGCACTTAGACAACTTATCGATGCAGGTACATTGTCCAATCTCCCTGCAGGTTTTAAAGCAAGAGGGTTGCGAGTTAAAGACGACGATACTCCCCTCCAACCAGGAGAGTTCAGGGATGTAGACGCACCAAGTGGTGATCTACGCGCAGGCTTAATGCCTTTACCTTATAAAGAACCAAGTCAAACATTATTTCAATTATTAGGATTTGTTGTTCAAGCAGGTCAACGTTTTGCCACAATTGCTGATCAAAAAATCGGTGATAGTGTTGCAGCAAATGCACCTGTTGGAACTACCATGGCTCTTATGGAAAGAGGTTCCAGAGTTATGTCGGCTATTCATAAAAGATGTCACTATGCACAGAAGATTGAATTTCAATTATTAGCTCAAGTATTTAAAGAATTTACAGAACCTTTCTATCCATATGATGTAGGGCAAGATGTTGTTCCTAGTGTTAAATCAACAGACTTTGATGATCGTGTTGATATCATGCCTGTTTCTGATCCTAATATATTTTCTATGTCGCAACGTGTTACGTTAGCACAAACACAATTACAATTAGCACAGACAAATCCTGAAATGCATAACTTATACGAAGCGTATAAGAGAATGTATCAAGCTTTAGGTGTAACAGATATTCAAGCTATCCTACCTGTTCCTCAAACACCTTCTCCAAAAGATCCTGCAATTGAAAATGCTAATGCATTATCAATGATGACATTAACAGCATTTAGAGGACAAGATCATCAGGCACACATTAGTGCTCACAGAACTACAATGTCTTCTCTTTTAGTAAAATCTAACCCACAAGTCATGACAGTTTTTCAAACTCACATACTTGAACACGTATCAATGTTAGCGCGAGAAGAAATTGAAGCAGCGAATGCAGAAGCAATTCAACAAGAAGCAGCAAAATATGGTGGTGAATTACCTCCAGAACTACAACAACAGTTCCAACAAGTAATAGAAACACAAGTTGCAGCAAAAATTGATGAATATTTAGAAGAAATGTTATTAGATGAGTTACAAGAAACACAAAGTCAAGGCCAAGATCCGTTAGTCGCGCTTAAAGAACAGGAAATACAGCTTAAAGCAAGAGATATTCAACGAAAAGAGCTAAATGATCAAGGTAGATTAACCATTGATCAACAAAAATTACAACAAACAGCAGAAATTGCTCAAGATAGAATTGATTCTCAAGAAGATATTGCCCAACTACGTGCTAATGTTAACCTAACTAAAGCAAAAGAACCTAAAAAAATAGATGAACAAAGGAATATACGTTTTGATAATTAAAACTCAAACTGCAGAAGATAAATTAACTGGTTTTTTTGACATGCTAATGAATTTTGTGGAAAAATCTTCACAATCTTCTGAAGATAGGTTACTAATAGGAGGAGCAATGATGAGTATAGCTACTCTTCTTTACCATGATGAGCTTGGTAATGCAGATGGCAATACTTTATTTGATAACAACGCTGTAGATTTTATTAAAGTGATAAAACCTACTATACATTAGGAGATAACATGGCATTAAACAATCCAAAACCAAAATTTATAAATGGTTCACTATATCCGAATGCAAAAATGACTGTTTCAAAAGACATGAATCCTTATGCAGGTTCTCATGTAAATAAAACAGCAATTGCAGACGTTTACTCAGCTACTATGGAAGGACCAAAGGTCACTCAAAACTTAGGTGCTGGGCCAAAAGGACAAAGAAGTAAAGTACAAATCAAAAAAGTACCATTCAAAGGTTTATTTTAGTCATAAAATAAGATAAATTATTTTCTTTAATAAAGGAGGTTATATGAACCTATTAAAAGATCTATGGTCACACGTTAAAGAGTGGTCAGAGTGGAAAATGAAGGACTGGATCAAGGCGGCTATCGTAGCTATTATTGTTATCTGGGTAATTAGCTGGATGACAGGCGGAGCAGCATAATGTTTCAGGTTCTCGGAGGTTTACTTGGTGGTAAAGGCGGAGCCTTAAAAACTATTGCTAAAGTTGTCGACGAGATTCATACATCAGAAGAAGAGAAATTAGATAAAAAGATTTTAATGCAACGCATTCAACAAAAGCTTGCAGAAAAACAATTAGATGTTAATGCAAAGGAAGCCAGCCATCGCAGCATATTTGTTGCTGGCTGGCGACCATTTATAGGATGGATTGGAGGCCTTGCGTTAGCGTTTGAATTCATTCTATCTCCCTGCATAGAATGGTATAGTAAATTTGCAGGATTAAACTTAACAGCTCCTGAAATTCAAACTGGGCCCCTTCTAGCAATTGTCACTTCAATGCTCGGAGTCGCGGGAATGAGAAGTTTCGAGAAGGCGAAAGGATTAACTAAATGAAGAAAAAAATGAAAGATTTAAGTGGAGATGGTAAGGTAACAAAAAAAGACGTCCTTATTGGTAGAGGTGTTATCAAAAGACGTATGGGTGGAACTATGGGTGGTGGAATGAATCCAATGGGTCGTTCTAAAGATCCAACTGTAGAAAGTGTAACAGGTTATAATCCAATGAAAAGAAAAAGTGGTGGTATGGCAAAAGGTTCTAGAGAAGGATCTGTTATTAAAGCTAAAAAAGGAACTCATGTAACCAAAGATGGAAGAACTGTTAAAAAGGGACTTTATTACAACATGAACAAACGCAAAAAAGCGGGCACGAGTCGACCTGGCAAAGGAACTGTTTCTGCAAAAGCTTTAAAACAATCAGCTAAGACTGCTTTTAAACCTAAAAAGAAAAGCTAATGCCTTTTCGCTCTAAAAAACAAAGAGCGTATCTTTATGCTAATGAGCCAGAAGTTGCTAAGAGTTGGGCAAAAAAACATGGAAATAAGATTGTCAAAAAGAACATGGGAGGGTATATAGAGGTTCAACCAAGAGGTTTTGGCAGAATGTTAAAAAATAAAAGACCTACAACAAAAATATATACATGACATACGACGAATTAGCAGGTTCCGTAAAACTATCCGAAGGCTTCAGAGATCACGTATATATGGATACGGAAGGATTTCGCACAATAGGGTGGGGTCATAAAGTAGTACACGAAGATAATTTTGAAGATGGTAAAACATACACAAAAGAAGAATTACAAGAAGTATTTGATAAAGATTTACAAAAAGCAATAGGTCAAGCAAGAATGCTGATGGAAGAACACGGCGTTGCTGATTTGCCTACAACCGCGCAACATACCATTACCGAAATGGTATTTCAGCTTGGAAAATCAGGTGTTTCCAAGTTTCGTAATATGTGGAAAAACCTGCAGGACCGAAATTTTGAAGGCGCGAGTTTAGAAATGTTAGACTCGAAATGGAATCGTCAAACTCCAAATCGTTGTAAAAAATTATCGGATCAAATGAAATCATGCGCTTAGAAAACTTTTTCAGTTATTACAAAAAAGAATTAATTGCTAGACAAACAGCGGTAGAACAAGCTATATTGCAAGGCGTCCCAAATTGGGATGAATATAAGTATTTAACAGGAAAGTTACATGCTTTAAAACAAGAAATACAGGAACTCACGGACCTGCTAAGAAAAACGGAGCTAGAAGATGAATAAGCCAGCAAGTAAACTAATTATGCCGAAACACATTTGGGACGGTAAGAAGAAAGAGAAACAAAAGAAAGACATAGAAAAAGTGCCAAAGCCAACAGGATATCGTCTTGTTTTATTTCCTTTAAAATTAGAGGGTAAGACAGCAGGAGGAGTACACCTTACAGATGCTGCTATTGAGCAAGCTACTGTAGCTACTAATATTTGTAAAGTTATTGCTGTAGGTCCAGATGCTTATCAAGATAAAGATAAATTTCCTAATGGTGCGTGGTGCAAGAAAGACGATTGGATTATCATTACAAAATATGCTGGATCTAGACTCAGCATTGATGGTGGTGAACTTCGTATAATCAACGACGATGAAGTACTGGCAGTTGTCGAAGATCCAAGAGATATTTTGCCAGCTAATTTAATGTAACATGGAGAATTCTATGCAAGAAGTACAAACAAATAAATCAGAAAAATTAGTTCCAATAGACACATCAGGAGAAGCTGTCGATGTAGAATTAAAAGAGGATGGAGTAAATTCTGTTCAAAGAGAAAATAATGAAACTCCTGTTATAGAAGTTCAAGAAGAAAATAATGAAACTCCTGCTACAGAAAACAAAGAAGAAGAATTAGAGGAGTATAGTGTAGGAGTTAAAAAACGTATTGATAAGCTTACTAAAAAAATGCGTGAAGCAGAGAGAAGAGAACAGGCTGCTATTGATTACGCAAAAAAAATACAACAAGAAAATAAAAATTTAAAATCTTTTTCAACTATAACATCTAAGGAAAGAATTGCTTCAGATGAAGAACGTTTAACATCAAATGAAAGTTTATTAAAAGCTTCTCTTCAACAAGCAGTAGAAAATAGTGATGTTGAAAAACAGGTACTTGCTCAACAAGAATTAGCAAAATTAGCTATTGAACAAGAAAGATTAAAAATAAGAAAACAAAAACAAGCTCAAGCTGAGGCTGTGAAAGAGGAACCTGAAAATGAACAACCTTGGGAATCTCAAGGAGGACAGCAACAAAGACAACCCGATCCTAAAGCTCAAGAATGGGCAGAAAAAAATAAATGGTTTGGGAATGATAAGCCTATGACCTATACTGCAATGTCTTTTCATGATGAAATAGTGTCAGAAGGATTTGACGTAACCTCAGATGAGTACTATAATGAAATAGATAAACGTATACGTAAAGAGTTTCCCCATAAATTTTCGGATGGAGGGGAGGTCAGCAGACCAAGGCAAAAAGTTGCTTCTGCTGTAAGAACATCGTCCACTGGACGCCGCACTGTGAGACTCACACCTTCACAGGTAGCTATCGCAAAAAAACTCGGTGTGCCGCTCGAAGAGTACGCAAAACACGTGAAGGAGGCGTAATATGACTACAGATAGTAAACAAAAAACCTCACGCAAATTAGAGACCCGTGAACAACAAACTCGTAAAAAAGGTTGGGTTCCACCATCTAATTTAGATGCCCCTGAACCACCAGAAGGTTTTCACCATCGGTGGGTAAGATTTGAGTTCAGAGGAACAGCAGACGATAAGAACGTTGTTGCTAGACTTAGATCAGGATATGAACCTGTGAGAGCAGACGAATATCCAGACAGAGTAGATTTACCTCATTTAACAGAGGGTAAATTTAAGGGTATTATTGCAGTAGGTGGATTAATGTTAATGAGATGTCCGATCGAAACTAAAGAAGCAAGAGATGAATATTTTGCTAATTTAACTAACGATCAACAAAAATCAGTTGACAACGACCTTATGAGGGAAGAGCACCCCTCCATGCCAATTTCTCAAGAAAGGCAGTCTCGGGTAGAATTTGGTGGAAACAAAAAATCTTAATGGTTAAGATCTATGTTACACCAACATTGTCTAAAGGAGACAAATTATGGCTAATATAGATGCAGCTTTTGGTCTTCGTCCTTACGAAAGATCAGGCTCAAATTATAATAACCAAGGCGTTAATGCGTATCCTATTAACTTTGAAGGCTCAAGCAGCGGAACAACAAGTTTAATATGGACTGGTTCTCCAGTCATCCCTCTAGCTAGCGGGTTAATAGATATCGTAGGTGCTGCCGCAGGCGGCACGGTACCTTTACTAGGTGTTTTCATGGGTTGTAAATACATTGCAACTGATGGAACTCCAACATGGGCACCATACTGGCCTGGTTACTCGGCAATCATGCCGTCAACAGAAGCTATAGCTTATGTAGCAGATAACCCACATGCATTATTTGTTATTAATGCTGATGGTGCGTTACCTGATAGTGCATTATTTGCTAATGCAAACTTTGCAACAGCTACCACTGGTACTAACACTAGCGGTTATTCACTTGGTGAACTAGCTACAGCTACTATTGCTGCTCCAGGAGCGACATTGAACTGTAAAATTGTAGGGTTCGATGACGAAGCTTCCGTGGATGCAGGCGCAGTTGATAAAACTGTAGCAGGTCGATTAGCGATCGTAAAACTTAACGTTCATTATATGGACTCAACATCAGGAATATAGGAGATTAGGATATGGCTATTAATAGAGCACAGCTTGCCAAAGAACTAGAACCTGGTTTGAATGCCCTGTTCGGTTTGGAGTACGCACGCTACGAAAACGAAGCAGCTCAAATTTTTGAGCAAGAAACAAGTGACAGAGCTTTTGAAGAAGAAGTTATGTTGGTTGGATTCGGACAAGCTAATGTAAAAGCAGAAGGATCAGCAGTTGGTTTTGATACCGCTTCTGAATCTTTTACTGCTAGATACACTCATGACACAATTGCACTAGCATTTGCGTTAACTGAGGAAGCTGTTGAAGACAACTTATATGACAGCTTATCAGCTCGTTACACTAAAGCCCTAGCAAGATCTATGGCTTACACAAAACAAGTTAGGGGTGCTAACGTATTAAATAATGCGTTCACAGTAACTGGAGGCGACGGCGTTACATTAGCTAACACTGCTCACCCAACAGCACTAGGTGGTACTTTCTCAAACAGAAGTGCAACTGATGCAGACCTTAACGAAACCTCATTAGAACAAGCGATGATTGATATTGCTGGTTTTATCGACGAAAGAGGCTTAAAAATTGCAATGAAAGGACAGAAATTAATAATTCCTGTTAATTTGCAGTTTGTAGCTGATAGAATCTTAGAGTCTACTCTAAGAGTCGGTACTGCTGACAACGACATTAACGCTCTGAAAAACATGGGGATGCTACCAGGTGGTTACACAGTTAACCATTATCTAACAGATACGGATGCATACTTCATTAAAACAGATTGTCCTAATGGATTTAAACACTTTGTAAGAGCTGCCCTTGCTACTGGCATGGAAGGCGATTTTGACACAGGAAACATGAGATACAAAGCTAGAGAGAGATACAGCTTTGGTTACTCAGATCCTAGAGCTGTCTACGCTTCACAAGGTTCATAAAAAATACTGGATCCTCCCAGGAAAAGAAGGCGCTTGTAAGAGCGCCTTTTTTGTTTTACAATACAATTTACTCAAGACTTAACAAGACAACTACAAGGAGGTTGACATGGGTACAACTACATTTTCAGGACCAGTAAAAGCTGGGACTATAAGAGAAGGCGCAGGCACAAACACAGGGTTTGTTGTTATGGCACAATCAGCAGAAGTAACTGAAGTAAATGCGTTCGGCACAACTTCAATTATTATTCCTGCTAATTCACAAATAGTAGACATAAAGTGTTTAGTAACTACTGCTTTTGATAATGGCACAAACACACTTGATGTTGGTATTGCAAGTGATACAGATCTATACGTTGATGCAATGAACTGCGCTGCAGTTGGTTTAGTTAACATGACTGCCGCTACAACTGGCACAGAAGCAAACTGGAAAAACGTTGGAACTTCTGACGTTACTATTGTTTTCATTTCTCCAGGTGCTGGAAACGGAGAAGGTGTTTTAACTGTAGAGTATATTCAAAATAGAAACTTATAGAGGTTAGTATGGGAATGATCTATACAACTGAAGGAGTATCTACTTCAACTATTACTGCTACAGGTAATGTTGCATCAGTTCCAGCTAGAGTATTGTCTATGTATATTATAGGTGCTGCCAGTGCAGGGTCTGTTGTTTTAAAAGACTCAAGTGGTGGGGCAACTTTAGCAACCATTAATACACCAGCAGGAGCTACATTAACTCAAAATATAGATTTTGGTTCTGAGGGTTTAAACTTTAAAACTAACCCACATGCTACACTAACAAATATTGCATCAGTATTTTTTGTAATCGGTTAGTATGGCTGATAATCAACCAAAGAAAAATAAAAAAAATTTCCGCCCTACTGAAAAGGGGGCGGGAATGACTAGAGCGGGAGTTAAAAAGTATAGAGCAATGAATCCTGGCTCTAAATTAAAAACAGCAGTTACAGGTAAAGTAAAACCAGGTTCTAAATCTGCTAAAAGAAGAAAATCCTATTGTGCAAGAAGTGCAGGACAAATGAAACAATTTCCAAAAGCTGCGGCTAATCCAAATTCAAGACTACGACAAGCTAGAAAACGTTGGAAATGTTAAAACTATTTCTTTTGTTAGCTTTTATAACAGTTGTTGCTGTTTCAACAGATGTTAGAAGCGCAGAGACAAACACGGTCAGTTCAACGGTGGTAACGGATAAATCGGTACCAACCGCAAGTGCACCAAGTGTTGTTGTAAACAATTCTGATATTTGTAAGGTAGCTACATCTGGTGCCATACAAACCAACATACTTGGTATCGCTACAGGCGTAGTTGTAGACGATGAGCTGTGTCAACTTTTGAAGCTTTCCCGCCAATTATATGCATCAGGCCTTAAAGTTGCCTCAATTTCATTACTTGCAACTGACCCAAGAGTTTTTGACAGTTTAGTAATGGCAGGAACCCCACCACCATACATGGGTGCGATTGGTTCTGAAGCTTTGGAAAAATGGAAATCAAATCCAGACATGATACCAGAAGGTAGTACGGTATTTAAAGATGATGTTTTAAAGATTAATGTAAATGAGGATGTGAGCGATGGCGAATTCAAAAAGTTTTTATTTTTGGCTATGGCTATGTATATCGGTCTCCCTATCCTTTTCTAGTAAAGCTGTAGATTGTTCAACAGATACAGTTGGACTATGTACGCCGACTATTGAAGAGATAATAGATGAAACAATTACAGAAACTATTGAGTATGAAGCAGATGGATATACTGTAACAACAACGACAGAAACAACGACAACAACCAATACAGTCACTAACGAAGATTCAGGAGATATTCTTGATAGTGATAATGGATATGTAGCAACTTCGAAGGACGGTTCGATGGATTTTGACTGGGGTGGCCAAGGGCCCGCTAGCATGCCAACAGGATCTACATGTGGACAATTAGGAGAAGATAAGTGTGCACAAATTACAGGATCAGGTGATAGCACAAGCGCCATGGGTGTAGAAGGTATGGGAACAACTTTTATACAAACAGTTGATATATCTTCTCTTGATATAGAAAATGGAGGAAGAACTAATTACACAATCAAAGTAGATAAGCAAGATGCACAAGATCGTATCTATATGCATATTACAGGTAGAAATGGAAGCACCAATGTATTTAGTGGTACAGACATTTTATCAGAATCTGGTGTAGCCAGTGGGTATCAAGAATATGAAAATGGTTTTGATTTTGCAGGTACGATAACAACGTTGGTAATCGAAATTGGTGGGCGTGATATCAATATGGCAATCGGCCCGCTCTTTGATGATATTACCATAAACGTACTTTACAATGTAATATCTACAATCGTGCAAGAATCTATTACAAGTGTAGAAATGTGGGTTGCATATGGAGGTAGCACAGAAACAGAGGTCATAGATATTGTAGAAAATATTATTGATCATAATGATTTTGTAGAACAGCCAAACGGAGAAATAGAAATAGAGCCAATACAAGAACCAGATACAGAAGTTTCCTATGAAATGGTTGAAATTGAAATGGAGATGGAGATGCCTGTTATGGAAATAGAAATACCAGAAATGGAGATGGAAATGCCAGAAATGGAGATGGCAAGCGTTGAGACAGAGATAGAAATGGAAATGGAGATGGAAATGCCTGAGCCAGAAGTTGAAGTAGAAACACAACCTGAGCCAGAACCTGAGCCAGAAGTAAATGAACCAGAACCTGAGCCAGAACCAGAAGTTTCTGAGCCAGAACAAGAGGAGGTACAAGATGAACCTACTGAAGAAGATACTAAGGAAACTGAACCTACTACGAAAGAGGAGCCTGAGCAGGAAGAAAGCTCACCAGAGGTTGCTAAAGATGAAGATAGCGAAGAAGATATGGAAGAAACAGAGGATAAGGATCAAGACGAGGTAAAAAAAGAAGAGAGTAAAAAAGAAGTCGCAGCTAAAAAAATATTAAAGAAGATGGGTGATAAGGGTAGATATGACTCTGCAAATCAGTTAAAAACATTAATTGTGATGCAAGTATTAGGTAACTCTAAATCATTCTTTGAAGGTCAACAAAGTTTAAATGATATACAAGGATTCTTTACAGATAATGCAATACCTGATGCTGAACTAACAACTAATAATATAGCACAATATTTTCTATTTGGAGGGAGTGACGTGCTTATGAATGAAATGATAATGCAACAATGGCAGAATTAGAATTTGCGGGTTTAAAGTTTAAAGGCGGAAAGATAGTCGTTGTCTTAACAGCACTAGGTACATTGCTTGGTGGAGCATGGGGAGCGTTTGAATTTTATAAGGATTATCTAACGATGAAAGATACCATATCTCAATATGTCAGCCCTGACCTTTCAGGCTTTGATAAACGTATAGATTTAGTACAACAAGAAGTAGAAATGCTACAG